TAAAAAACCTCCGCACTTTTGTGCGAAGGTTTTTTGGTGGAGCAGAGCAGAGCTTAAACGAACACTCAGCCTCGTTATTCTCTACTGCGTTAACTGCGGATTCTATTGGGATTTGGATTGTATTTTTATTGCCGGAGAAGCTGAACACCAGCCGCAGATCATCGTCATAAGCATACACCGCGACCAGGAATGTGTCAAATAGGCGCGCTTGGTACTTCTTATCGTGAACATCGCCATCTCGGAACATCTCCAAGCCGGATATAATGTCATCGCGGCTGACAGTCACGATGTCTGCCCGAGCCGCTGCGATATTAGCTTTGATGGTAGCACGCTCAGACTCCAGCTCGACCAGCCTGCTTTTCGTGGTTTCGGTGATGATGCCCTGCTCGATGGCGGACATGATGTTTTTTATGCCATGCTCCGTGCCGGCGAGTTGGTCTTCCAAAATGCCGACCTTGCTCTCGGCTTCCTTGCGCTCATTGTAGGCGACCGTGCTGTCGGCGATCCACTCGATAACATCGTCCTTCAGAGCATAGTCTTTGATGGCCTGGGCGACCTGCAGCTCAATTTCATCTCGGCGTACATTCTTTTTATCGCAGGTCTTTTCCGTTCGACGCTTCTGGCAGACGTAGTAGTAATGCAGGTTGCCGGAGCGTCCGGTGCCGGAGACGCCAGTCATGGGGCTTTTACAATGCCCGCAGAACAGCTTGCCGGTAAGCAGATAGTCACCATTGACGCGGTGACGCCCTTGCGGATTCTTCTTCGTGGTGATCACCTCCTGGACCTTGAAGTAAAGCTCGTCGCTGATAATCCTCGGGATGCCGCCCTCTTTGCGGACATCGCCGTAGATATAGATGCCGCGATACCGTTCGTTGGAAAGGATCTTCTGAAAGCTCGACCGCCCCCACGGGCGACCGTACGAGGTCTTGATTCCCCGGACATTCAGGCTGGCCATGATATCAACGAAAGCCTCACCGCAGGAAACGCGAGTGAATATCTCCCGGATAACCGCAGCCTTCGGCTCGTCGATGGCATAGTGCAGCGTTTCGTCCGCTTTATAGCCGTAGGGCAGATGGCCGTTCGCCACCATGCAATTCGCGGCGTTGTCATATAGGCCGCGCTTGATGTCCTCGGCCATGTTCTCGGAATAGAACTGGTTGACATTCATCATCGAGCGGGCGGCGAAGCGTCCAGCCGCAGTATCGTCGAAATCCTCCTCCACATAGAGAACGCGAACGCCCAGATCCTGAAGCCGAGCTTCGTTGATCAGAGCCTCCAGCATATTGCGCCCCATGCGGTTAGACTTCCACGCGATTACATAGCGGAACTTCCCTTTTGCAGCGTCAGTCATCATGCGCTGGAAGTCACGGCGCTTGTCGGTGCGGCCAGAAACGGCGCGGTCGGCATAGGTGTCAATGATCCTGATGCCATACTCCGCCGCCAGCTCGTAGCCCTTTTCGAACTGCTGCTCTACGGAAATGTCCTTCTGGTTGTGGCTGCTGTACCGGCCATAGAGAACGCCCGGCTCTTCGATTTCCAGCTTCTTGCCCCGCTTCGGCTTCGCCGGGTGCTTTGCAGGTTTTCTCGGCAACAGCGCCACCCCCTTCTAACGATAGATTTGCAGTAGTAGATATTCAGAATCAGAAACAGATTACAGATACAGTCTCAGATACAGATACAGGTACAGAGACAGTGCGCGCACGATCGCGCGCACACGCACGCGCGCACGCGATGTATCGCTACCCTATAGATACGGTATAGATACCATATCCATAGGGTATCTATTGTTCGATTTTATGGTTTTCCGCATATAAGCGCGCTGCGGGGAACTTCTCGAATAAATCGTCGAGACTGGAAATCTGGGTGGTTACCACAGAGCCGGATCTCGTATCAGAAAATAGACCACTTATTGTATCAGCCTCATCAGAATAGCCATCGCTGCTGAAGCGAAGCATTGAATTTCCAGTCACAGCCATGCTAACAGAAAAACAATCTCGAGAATCGGCATCGAACTCAGTTTCAAATGCTTCGCGCGTTGCCAGTACATAGTCCCCGAAAGACGATACTTTCCCGGAGGCTCCAACGGAAACACGGAGGCTATATATCCCGTCTTCTTCTCCAACGGACAAAGATAAAACAGGTACATCTCCGGACAGCATAGAAGAAAGGCTATCTTCGTGGGCTTGTAGCTCCTGATCGACAGAGGCACTTTCTTGGACTTCGGACGAGCACCCAGCTAATGATAATGCCAATACACAGCATAAGAAAACTGACCAGCCTTTGAACACTCTTTTCATGTTTACCTCCTCGCTTCTCAAACTCCCGCTCCTACACCATACCACGATGCGAAGTCAGTCGAAAGTGATAATATATCTTTTCAAAGCGAAACTGCATAAATTTTGATAGAATAACGATGCCGTAGATGGCAATTTTGCAAAGAAAGGAGTCCGGGCATGGGACACGATCATCAATCGGAAGCAGCAGCGAGGAGTATATTAAAAACGCTGCTCGCGGCCGAGCTGTTTTCAAAGCTTTCCGAAAGCCAGCAGGATATGATAATCAGCCAGCTAAAAGCCCTTTTATCACATTGATGATGATATCTTGCTTTTCCGGGGTCAGCAGCTCGAATAGCTCAATATACTCTTTTGTGCGCCCATCGCTCGTTTCAGCGGTGGGCGTTACGCTTCTTTCCATGCTGACATCATACCCCATAAGCCAGGCCTCGGAAACGCCGAGTGCGAGGCCGAGGATTGTAAGCTTGTCCTGCCCAGGAAGGGTCTTCCCTGAAACATACTGGCTCAAATCGTTCTTGTTGAGCTTTACGTCAAACCGTTTGCAATAAGGCTCTGCAGCGTGAAGAATATCGACCTGGCGCATCTTCTTGATGTCCATGATTTGCTTCAAACGCTGAGAAGTGCTGTACTCTTTCATTGGTCTATCCTCCCCTTGCAGATGACATCATTATAAAGGGCTTTGAACAAAAGTTCAATAGCGAAAAGAAAAAAAGTTCAACTTTTTTGAAAAAATGTGTTGCAAATCATCAAGGCGTATGGTATTCTAACGACAGGTTCAAGGAAATTGAACTTTTGAACAAGCTGAAAGGAGGATAAAAATGGCGTACGATTACAGCAAGCTCTTGGGTCGCATCACCGAAAAGTTTGGAACGCAGGCTCGCTTTTCCGGCGCGATGGGAATGTCTGAGCGCAGTCTTTCTCTGAAGCTCAACAGCAAAGTACCGTTTAAGCAGCCGGAGATTTCCAAGGCCTGTTCTCTGCTGGAGATTGGCGATTCCGACATTCCTGCTTATTTTTTTACCATTGAAGTTCAATAGCTTTGAACTAATGGGAGAGAGGAGGTTCCGATGCAGGTCGCAAGGTTTACGCCAACCGAGGAAAGCGAGCTGGTGAACGAAGTACATATCAACACGGCGGAGATTCCTGATTTTGTACGGGACAACCTCGCCGCAGCGACGCTGGATCTGATCCACGGAATACTTCGGCAGCCAGGTGGGCGCGAAGCGCTGGACGCAAAAACCGCAGCCAGACGCGCAGGCAGATCCGCAAAATGAAGGGAGTTGAAAGAATGGCATATTACCGGACTTGCCCGCTTTGCGGGAGCAATAATGACCCGGGCGAAGCCTGTGATTGCCGCGAAACGAAAAAAGAGGTCGCCCCGCTGCATCGGGAACGACCTCGGGCAAATGCTTACCCACAGTCAGTTTACCAACCGCTCTGTGCGAAGTCAAGAGGTGAGGGGGTGCTACCGTGGCAGAAGAGTTGAGAGAGCTCCGGCTTTCCAAGCAGATACCGGCCAAGGATATGGTCGCGGTGGTACAAGCCATCTACCCCAAGTACGACAAGACCGTTCAAAGCAAGTGCGAGAACGGAGATGCCTACGGCGTGAGCCTGCGGCCGGACGCGATGGCGGCGCTTTATTCGCACTTCGCACCGGAACTGGCAGAGAGCCGCAAGACGGCCAAAAAGGACGCACACCGGCTGACCTGTCGTATCTCGGCAAGGCTTGAAACCGCTGACTACGAGGCGTTGCAACGGCTGATAGAGGCTGAGGGCTACGCCACCACACAGGACTGGCTGACCGCCACCGTCCGCCGCTACATCACAGAGGCAGGTGAAACCGAATGAGCTACGATCTGCCAGACCACCCCGTTATCCAAAACATGGAGCGCACCGGCTACCCGGACGGCAAGGAGCCGACCTTCCCGATTTGCCCCGTCTGTGGTGAAGAGTGCGAGGAAATTTTCAGAGACAAAGATTTGAATATCGTCGGCTGCGATATCTGCATCAAGCAGTCCGACGCATGGGAGGAGCCGGAGTGCTTCCCCGGAAAGGAGTATTGATGAAAGGACTGGTTATCACCACCGAAAACAAGATGCAGGTCAGGGAGTTCAACGAGCCTGCTTATGAGACCATCGGAAAGGCTGTCGGTGGATGGATCGAGGTCGTGCACCCGAAGGGCCTGCCCGGTCCGTTCTGCATGGTCGTCAACGAAGAGGGGTTGCTGCACGGTCTGCCCTTCAACCTGTTTGGCTGCATTCTCTACGATACCGTGCGCCACGGAAATCCCATTGTCGGAGACATCGTGATTCTCAAAGAAGGCTTCACCACGCCCGGCGAGAGAGACTTTATCGGGCTGGACGAGGACGACATCAAATTCCTCGGCGCAATGGCCGTCAGTCTGAGCGGCGGCGGTATCAAGTGGGAAAGCGAGGCGCGATAATGGCAAAGTTCTATTTTACCTACGGCACGGACGGCCAGCCGTTTTTCGGCGGCTGGACTGAGGTTGACGCCCCGGACCGTCGCTCGGCCTGCTCCGCATTCCGCGCCTATCACCCGGACAAGACCGAGGGCTTGCTGAACTGTTCCAGCGTTTATGATGAGGAGCACTTCAAGCTGACCGAAATGTACCAGGAAAGCAATTTCGGTTTCCGGTGCCACGAAATCATCACTCTGCGGCGCGAAGCCGCTACCAACTGAAAGGAGCTATCACCATGATTAGAAACCCGAACGACATCCAGGAGGGCGCGAAGAAAATCCGCATGCTGATCGCCGGTTATCCCGGCATCGGGAAATCCACTCTGGCGCTGTCCGCCCCCAATCCCCTGCACATCGACGTTGACTTCGGTATCGACCGCATCGAGCCGCGCTACCGCAAGCCGTACATCCAGCCCCAGAGCTACGACGAGATCCTCGGCGATCTCACCCCCATCAATCTTCAGGACTTCGACACGCTGGTTTTCGATACCGGCGGCAAGCTGATCTCGCTGATGTCCCTGTGGGCCATCAAGAAAGACCCGAAGTATGGTCAGCGCGACGGCAGCCTCTCCCTCAAAGGCTACGGCTTTGTTGGCAAGGAATTCGTCCGGCTGATGGACTACTGCTTCTATGAGCTGCAGAAAAACATCGTCATCGTGTTCCACGCCACGGAGGAAAAGGACGGCGACAACACCCGCCTCCGCATCAAGGTCGAGGGCCAGACGAAAAACAACGTCTGGGAGCCTATGGACCTGGGCGGCTTCGTGGAAATCTACGGCAATGACCGCACCATCGGCTTCTCCAACTGCGAGAGGTATTTCGCCAAGGGGACGCGCGGTATCTCCGGCATTCGCAAGATCCCCGCACTCGGCCCGACCAGCCCTAACGACTTCCTGACGAAGCTGTTCGCCGAGTACAACGCCAAGGCCACCGCCGAGGTCGAGCAGAACGCAGTCGATCAGGCGGCATACGAGGCCGCGATGGTTGAGGGCACGGCCATCATCGCCGACATTGTCGATGCAGACACCGCCAACGCCGCCATGCCGAAATATCAGGCCATTAAGCACGCGCTGACCTCCAACAAGGAGTTGGGCGTTCTCTGGAACAAAAAGATCAAGGAATGCGGCCTGTTCTTCGACAAGGTTTTGAAGAAATACACGCCTGCGCCCGAGGAGGCAAAGGAGGCGGAGTAAATGGGACGCTATCTGATGACCCATTCCCTGTTGGCGTCCTGGCTCTACACCATGAAGGAAAACCCCTACGAGGACATGACGACAGAGCGCGATCCGATGAGCGAATTCATGCAGACGCTGCGCCGTGATCCGACGCCGACCACGGAGGCCATGCAGAACGGCATCAAGTTCGAGGATATGGTGACGGACATCATCAACGGTTGCGCCGATCCCAACGATCCGTGGTATGCCGCCGCAGAAAAGGTCGCCCGGCGCTGCGCCGGAGGCGTCCTCCAGTACAAGGTCAAAAAGACCATCGAGGTCGGCGGCGTGAGCCTGCTTCTGTATGGCCGTCTGGACTGCCTGAAAGCCGGGGAGATCATCGACATCAAATTTACCAAGAGCTACGACACCGGAAAGTTCTTTTCCAGCACACAGCACCCCACCTACTTCGAGCTGATTCCTGAAGCGCGGCAGTTCACCTATCTTGCCAGCAACGGGAGTGCAGTATGGCCGGAAACGTACCGCCGTGAGGAAGCACCCAGTATTTTTCCTGTCATTTCCGATTTCCTCGACTGGCTGCGCGCGACCGATCTGATGCAGGTATACCAGGAGAAGTGGGCGACGCTATGAACGGCAAGCTGAAAGACTGGTCGTTCTCCCGCACCGGAGAAAGCGTGCTGACCATCACGACCAGAGAGAGCTGCAAGAAGCTGTGGGACGCGCTCGGCGATCAGGAGATTACATTCTCCATCAAAAGACGCGTCGTCCCCCGAAGTCTCAACGCGAACAACTACGCATGGTCGCTGATTGAGAAACTGGCCGTCGCTGTGAAGTCGGACAAGGACTCCGTTTACGAGGAAATGCTCCGGCGCTACGGCACCGGCGAGACATACACCGACGAGGCCGGAAACGAGTGCAAGGTGCTGTTCTCCCTGCGAGAGGGCGTACCACCCGCGCTGGTGGCGCGGCACTACGCCGAAACCGGCGTCGGTTATGTCGAGGGGAAGAAGTTCATTCATTACCGGGCGATCAAAGGCACCAGCGAATATTCCACGAAAGAAATGAGCGTCTTTCTGGACGGCATCATTTCCGAGTGCCAGGAGGTCGGCATCGAAACCGACACCCCCGAGCAGATCGCCAGATACAAGGAGGCATGGCATCCGTGAGGAAAGTCTATTGCGACTACTGCGGTCGAGAGACCGAGTATGTCGACAGCAAGGTCATCTACGGCAAGAGCTACGGCAAAATCTATCTCTGCCGGAACTGCATGGCGTATGTCGGTGTTCATAAGGGGACGGATAAGCCCCTTGGCCGCCTCGCCAATGCGGAACTGCGGAATTGGAAAAAGGCTGCACACGCCGTATTTGACCCTCTGTGGAAGTACGGCCGCTTTCGCGGCCACCGCAACGCGGCCTATGCGTGGCTGGCTCAGAAGATGGGCTTGCCCGTGGAGAAGACCCACATCGGAATGTTTGATGTCGGCCAGTGCCGCAAGGCCATCGAAATCATTGAGAAAGAAACGAAAGGAGACCGTTATGGAAGATACCAAAAAGACCCCCGCTGAGCTGGTCGCTGACCTGATGCTTGACCCCGGCTTTGTCCTCGTTCCGCAGGATCGCTACGAGGAGCTGATCCGCGCCGAAACTGAGCGTGATGTGCTGGAAGCGACCATCAAGGGTGAGAACAGCTACAATGTCGAAAGAGTTCTCGACGCCATTCAGCAGGCGCGCAGTGCGCTGTACCGCATGAAGATGTTGGTGCTGCGAAACGCTGACGAGCCGGAGGCTACGGCCGATGCTGAATAAGATCATCGTCATGGGTCGATTGACCCGCGACCCAGAGTTGCGGCGTACGCAGTCCGGTCTTTCTGTGACCAGCTTCTCCGTCGCCTGCGACCGCGATTTCAAAAGCCAGTCCGGGGAAAAGGAAACGGATTTCATCGACATCGTTGCCTGGCGAACTACCGCTGAATTCGTCTGCAAATATTTCAGCAAGGGACGCATGGCGGTCGTCGAGGGGCGACTGCAGATCCGCGACTGGCAGGACAACAACGGCAACAAGCGCCGATCCGCCGAAATTGTAGCCGACAATGTTTACTTTGGGGATTCCAAACGCGACGGTGACGGCGGCGGTTATCCGCAAGGTAGTTATGCTCCGCAGGGAGGCTACCCCCAGCGGGGACCGAGCTACGGTGCGCCGGGCGGCTCCTCCTATGGCGCGGCCTCCGGAGGCTATCCTGCGTCGGATTACGGCGGTGACTTTGCGGAAGTCAGTGAGGACGACGGCGAGCTTCCGTTCTGATATGGTCGCCCGGGAAACCGGGCGACAGCCCACCGAAGGAGGTGAACACTATGGCGAGCTATCGGAATATCAGCATGGACTTTTGGACGGACAGCAAGGTCGTCGATGACTTTACGCCCGAGGATCGGTACATCTATCTCTACTGCATGACCAATCCGCACACCAATCTCTGCGGCTGTTACGAGGTCAGCATCAAGCAAATTGCCAACGAGACAGGGTACAACAACGATTCCGTGGAACGCCTGCTGAAACGCCTGGATAGCGTGCACAATGTCATTCGGTACAGCGCGCAGACCAAGGAGCTGCTGATCCTTAACTGGTGTCGATACAACTGGTCGACGTCCGAAAAGCTCAACAAGCCGTTGCTGAGCGAGATTCGCAAGGTCAAGAACGATCGTTTCCGCGAGTACCTGGCAGCGCGCTACAACGAGCGTTCTACCGTAACGGCGCAGTATAACGCTGCAGAAGATGGCCACCACGAGGTCCCCCGCCATAAGCACGGCGCGCATGGATGGGTGCGGCTCACTGAAGAGGAATACGCCCGGCTGATCGACGACCTCGGCGAAGAAGAGTTGACGCGCTGCATCGACTACATAGACGAGTCCGCTCAAATGCACGGCAACAAGAACAAGTGGCGCGACTGGAATCTTGTCATTCGGAAGTGTAGCCGTGAACGCTGGGGCATCCGTGGCGGCAACGGCAGCCGACCAAGCGCCAGCGGGAGTGCTATGGACGACCTGCAGCAGCTCCACCAGATGTACGCCAGCGAGGAAAGCCTATGACGCACAAGGAAATGAGCGAGATATTCGCCGTGATGCTCCTTGCCTATCCGAATGCAGAGGTTTTCAAGGGCGGCATCGCAAAGCTCGGCCCTACCATCAATCTGTGGGTGACCTGCTTGCCGGAGATCGACTTCTGGACGGGGCAGCAGGCTGTTGTAAAGTTGGTACGCGAGTGTAAATTCCCGCCGACTATCGCAGAATTCAAGGAAAAAGCCGAAAAGGTGCAGGCCGAAGTGAGGGCGCGGATTGACCAGGCGTGGAATTACCTCAAGCTCGATATGGACTTTGGGAAAACACCAGAGGAGGCTGTGGCAAGATTGTCGGAGGGAACGGATATCAGGCGCGTCATTGAGGCTATGGGTGGCCCCTCTCGGTTGATTGCAACAGGAGAGCGCACCTTTGGCGACGGCACCGTAAAGACATACGAGTATTACAACTACGACGGTTTCAAGTCCGCATATGAAACGATCATCCGGCAGACAAGCGCGCTCAACAGCGGGCCGCGAAAAGCGGTCGGGCCGGGCATGAAGCAGATAGGAGGGAAAACATGAAACGAAGAAGAAAAAGGAGGGCTTCGCCGGCGCCGCTTATCTGCCTGCTCGCAGTTTTAGCCTGCATCGTGGCTCTCCGCATCAGTGTTAGCGAGGAAGCCGCAGCGTCGGCACAAATGACCGGCAAGTTAGAAAACCCAGCAACGACAGCACCTGTCCGGCTTTTAGAAGCAGAAATGACCGAGGCTGAGCAAGTTACCAGGGCTGAAGATCGTCCCGCCCGTGCAGCTCGGTATGTCAACATCGAAATGACTGACGAGGAGCTGGCAGAACTGGCTGCGGTCGTATTCCTCGAAGCCGGCAATCAGAGCGCCGAGGGGCAGCAGGCCGTTGTCGAAGTCGTTTTCAACCGCGTGCTGCACTCCGCTTTCCCGGACTCAGTACACGATGTGCTGCACCAAGGAGAAGACGGCGATGTTCCCCAGTTCTCCACCATCTACGCGGTCAGCACCGCGACGCCGGCGCAAGCGCAGTATGACGCCATCAACGGCGCTCTGTATGGAGACACGATCCTTGACGCCGACGTGGTTTTCTTCTCCCGCAATGGAGAGAATGACCGCGTATGGGGGCAGATCGGAGATCACATCTTCTGCCGCGAATACATCTGGAGGTAACGAGCATGACGCGAAAGAGATTTCGGCAAGCCTGCGGCATCATCGCCGCGCTCGGCTTCCTCCTGGTCCTCGGAACTGCCGGCGCCAGCGATTGCGACCTTATCCCCATGAGCCAGATACTCCGGCAAGGTTGCATCGGGCTGGGAATGCTCGCCAGCGGGCTATGGCTGGGAGGGTATCTCTCATGACTGTGAAGAAAGACCCGAAGCGCCAGCTGCTCGGCAAGATCGCAAAAGCCCGCGGTAAGCAGTTTGAGAGCCGCATCGACGATTCCTTTGCCTACTACGCACAGAAAGGCTTTGCGATCATCGAAAAGACGCCGGAGCCGATGCACCCCACGAAAAATCTCGGCAATGGCAAGTTCATCGCCTACTACGAAAAGCAGGCACAGCCGGACTATAAAGGCACCATCAAGGGCGGCAGGACGGTCATGTTCGAGGCGAAATTCACCGCCGCCGACCGAATGGAGCAGAGCCGCGTCCTCCAGAGCCAGCAGGACTATATGGACAGGCATCAGGCGCTCGGCGCTCGCTGCTTTGTCATCGCCGGTTTCAGCTCCGGCATGGTCTATTGCGTCCCCTGGGACATCTGGAAGACCATGAAAGACCACTTCGGCCGCAAGTATGTGACGGAGGCCGACTTGGAGAAATATCAAGTGCAGACGGCGTGGAATGGCACGCTGCTCCTGCTCAACTGAATTGAAAGGAGTTACCACCATGAGCGAAATTTCCATGTATGAAGCCCAAAAGAAGAAGATGCAGGGCCTGTGCGATGAGCACGATCTCGTCTATCGCTTTGAAAAAGACAGATACCCCATCATCTTTACCATCAAGCCCGTACAGGGCATGGACGCGCAGATTTCCATGCTGGAGAATGTCGAGGAGGTCGGCTACCGCAGCCCCGACGCCTCCATGTCCTGGATCTTCGAGGACGGCGGTCTGGACACGAAGGTAACGGGCGGCACCTTTACCATCAGCAAGACGCTCCGCACCAAGATCGAGTCCATTCTGGTGAAGATGATTACCTACTGGCAGCAGTATTTCTTCCGCGATGTGCTGGAAAAGAACGCATTGCGCAGCGGCCTCATGCCGGTCATTGACGAGGACGAGGCTGGCGATACCGACGAGGAGCCGGAGGACGAGGGGGATATGCAGGGCGAGGATGGCCCCGAGGTTGACCTGGACGACCCCGACATTCAGCAGGCCATTACCATTGTTCGGGCAGAGAATAAAGCGACTGTGGGGCTGTTGCAACGCCGCATGAGCGTTGGCTACGCAAAGGCTGCGCGTCTGATTGACGCACTGGAGGAGCTGGGTGTCGTCGGCCCGTATAACGGCTCCGATGGCCGCGAGGTCCTCCCTACTGACGAGCCTGACGACACGGAAGGCGGTGAAGATTGATGCCGACCGTAAATGCCAATAAGCATACCGCGCACGACCTGCAGCTTGCCGGCCAGATGCGCCGCGAGGATTACAAGACAATCAAGCACATGGACAAGGCGACGCTTGCGGCCTACCTCAGCCGCGTGTGGAAACGCGGGTATGACGCCGGGTATCAAGCCGCCGTTAAGTCAGTCGCTCCGCAGCTGCGCGAAGCCGCAGAACTGAAAGCAGCGAACAAGGAGGGCTAAGTCATGGGAAACGCCCTGCGGCACGTCAGAGGGGAAAGTCAGAAGAATATCGTCCGCTTCATAGAAGGGCTGAGTGGGAAGTATTCCCGCTGGGATATCTGGCAGGACTTCATCATCATGTCGGCCATCGCAATCGCCAACACGATGGGAGGCCCGCAGGCCAAGGCCAGGGAAGAAATGTACCGCAGCCGCGCAGAGAAGTATTCCGCTAAGGAGCTGGAAGTCTTTGCAGATATGTTGCTTGAGGTCGTAGCCGAATTGGAGCGCGATCCCGAGCAGGACTTCCTCGGTGAGCTTTTTATGGCACTCGGCCTCGGAAACGAATGGAAAGGACAGTTCTTCACTCCGTACAGTGTCTGCAGGGTGATGTCCGCGATGACCTATGCGCCTGATATGACGGCGCGGATAGAAAAGCAGGGCTGGGTGTCCGTGAACGACCCCACCTGCGGAGCCGGTGCGCTGCTGCTCGCATTCGCCAATGAGTGCCGGAGACAGCATATCAACTATCAGACCTCGGTGCTGTTCGTGGCGCAGGACATAGATTTCCTCGCCGGGTGTATGTGTTACATCCAACTGAGCTTGCTCGGCTGCCCCGGCTATGTTGTCATTGACGACTCGCTCCTGCGCCCGTCCGTCAGCTACGACGCCCGCGGTCTGCTGCCAAAGGACGGCCCGCAGGTCTGGTACACACCGATGTATTTCCGCGATGTCTGGCACTACCGCCGCATCGGGGCGCAAATGGATATCCTGTTTCGGAACGCGGCAGAGCAGGTACCGGCAGAGCCGCCGGCGCCTGCCGCACCGCCGGAACAATCTCAACCGCTGGCGGAAACGAAAACCGGCCAGCTCACTCTATTTTGATGGGAGGGAACGGAATGCGGCAGCCGCCGCCTCTCGGGAGCCGGACATGGAAGCCCGAGGAAGAAGATTATTTGATGGAAAAGTGGGGGCAGATTTCTGTTCCGGCCATCGCAAAGAAACTCAATCGTACTACAAACGCCGTCAAGGTCAAAGCTCAGCGTCTGGGTTTAGGCGCGGTATTGATGGCTGGCGAGTATGTCACTCTAAATCAACTCCTGCTGGCGGTGAACGGAGGAAGCAGCTCCTACGGCTACAAGATGAAAAGCTGGGTCGAAAATCGCGGCTTGCCCGTCCACACAAAAAAGGTCAACCGCTGCAGCTTTCGGGTGGTCTACATTGAGGAGTTCTGGGAGTGGGCCGAGCGATACCGCAGCTTCATCGACTTTTCCAAGATGGAGCCGTTGGCGCTCGGTGAGGAGCCGGGCTGGGTAGCCGAGCAGCGCAAGAAAGACTTTGAGGCATACGCCATTCAGAGGAAAGACCCGTGGGGAGAGGACGAGGACTCTCGGCTGAAGATGCTGCTCAGTAAGCACAGGTACTCATGGGCGGAAATTTCCGAGATGATGCATCGTTCTCACGGTGCAATCGCGCGCCGTTGTCGTGACCTCGGCATCAAGGACCGCCCCGTTTCGATGGAGCTGACCGGAAAGCGCGGCACATGGACCAGCGAGGGTTTTGAAATACTGGCAGACGGCATCCGCCACGGCGACAGCTACGCTGCCATAGGCAAGGCGGTCGGCCGTTCCGAAAAGTGCGTCCGCTCCAAGGTCTACAACGATTATCTGACCGAGAACGCCGACAAGGTGCGGGAAATGCTCGGTGATGGCGCGTGGGGGCACGGTGCGCCGGAAATGGACGTCCGTCATGGCTTCTATATCTCCCGCACCCGCCATCAGGTCAGGCGCGACCTATCCGCGCTGGCAACGGTCCTTCGTAAGCGCATGAACGATCTCGGCTATGATCCTTACTGGCAGCGGTTTATGTGCATGAATTGGGACGACATTGGCGGATGCTCCGCAGGGTGTACGGATTGCGACAGCTGCACAGCATTCCGGCGTATTCAGCCTCAGTATTGCGCACGGTGCGGCGGCACCTTCTACGAGCGCAAGGAAAACCGCTTCTGCGCGGCCTGCCGCACCGCGAGGAAGAAGCAGGCCCAGCGGCACTGGTGCCGCGTGAACGGCATGAGCCGAAAATAATAAACTGTCCCAGCCGAGGGGCAAAGCTCGGCGTAAGAAAGGAGCGTTTTATGGCAGAAATCAAGTACATTCCGGTCAGTAAACTGTGGAGGCATCCCGATAACCCCCGTAAGGACCTGGGCGATGTGACCGAGCTGGCTGAGAGCATCAAGGTCAACGGCGTACTCCAAAACCTCACCGTTGTTCCGCTGATCGGGGAAATCACAAAGAAGTGGGACGGAGAAAGCTACCGCGTTATCATCGGCCACCGCCGTCTTGCGGCCGCAAAGCTGGCCGGTCTGGAGGAGCTTCCCTGCGTCGTGGTCGAGATGTCGGAGCGGGAGCAGCTGAGTACGATGCTCACGGAGAATATGCAGCGGTCCGATCTGACGGTCTATGAGCAGGCGCAGGGCTTCCAGATGATGCTTGACATGGGCGATACCGTCGAGGACATCGCGGAAAAGTCCGGTTTTTCCGCCACCACCGTCCGGCGCCGTGTGAAGCTCCTGGAGCTGGATAAGGACAAATTCAAGAAGTCCGAGGAGCGCGGCGTCAGCCTTTTCGAGTACATGGAGCTGGACAAGCTGAAAAGCCCGGAGCGCAAGAACGAAATGCTTGATTACATCGGCACCGAGAACTTCAAGTACAAGCTGAAACAGGCCATCAATGATGAAGCCGCAGAAGCGCGTAAAGCCCTATGGGTAGAGCAGCTGAGTACCTTTGCGACGCAGATCACCGACAAGACCGGATATAAGAGAGTCAATAGCTTCTATACTAACGGCGAAGTCAAAGTGGATCGCCCGGAGGATGCCGATACCATTGAGTATTTCTTCTTCGTCGAAACATGGGGTTATATTGTGCTGATGGTCAAGGATGAGCCTACCGCCCTTACCCCGGAGGAAGAAGCGAAAGAGCGCGAGGAGCAGCTGAAGCAGGAGCGAAAGGACACCGCAGAAAAGGCGCTGTCCGAAGCAACCGCCCGCGCCTACGAGCTTCGCGCCGACTTCGTGGCTACCGTTTCCACAGCCGCCATCAAAAAGCGCCTTGCGGACATCGTGGCGCTGTGGGCCTACGCCGAATACTGGGACGATACCGGTTGGCTCACCGAAGAGGAGATCGCGCAGGCTACTGGCGCCGAGACCCTTGCCGAAGATGACGAGGGCGGCGAGGACGATGCCGCATTTACGCTCCAGGCCGTGACCGACGCGATCGGCAAGACGCCCGAAAAGGCGCTCCTGCGAATGATCTATGCGCGCCTGGGTGACGGAAAGTCCGAGGGCTATTTCCGCAGCTACTGGAACAGCTACACCATGAAGCATGAGGAAAACGAGAAGCTGGACCGCATCTATGCGTTGCTCGTCAAGCTGGGCTACGAGATGTCCGACGATGAAAAGGCTCTCCAGGACGGAACACATGAGCTTTTCGGGGAGGTGACCGACGAATGAGAGCGTCTACCTGCAAAGGCTGCGGCGCGGCTATCGTCTGGATCAGAACACCCGGCGGGAAGTCTATGCCGTGTGACGCCACCCCGCGCTATTACATCGAAAAGCCCCGTTCCGGCAGTAAAAAGATCGTGACGCCGAACGGCGAGGTTATCTCCTGTGAGTATACCGAAGATCCGCACAAGGCCACCGGCACCGGCTTCGCTCCCCACTGGGGGAGCTGCCGGGCGGCAGGCAGCTTCAAGTCGAGGGAGGAACACAATGGATAAGCTGACATGGTATGACGAGGATGGGCGGCTTTACTGCCGCCGTGGGTACGAGGTTGCACTGGCGCGGCTTGCCTCCTACGAAGCAACAGAGTTGATGCCGGACGAAATCGTAAAGATGGGGATGATGTTCGAGGATAGCAAGCGCTATTCCGGCCGGCTCGAATTGAAGCTGAATGCTGCGACAAAACGGATGCCAAAATGGGTATCTGTAAAAGAGAGGTTACCGGAAGATCGTAGCAATGTCCTCGTTGTCGCGTATTGGCACGAAAGATGGGGCGTCTATATGGGCTGGTGCGCTCCCGAAAGGGCGGAATGGAGCGTCCATGTCGGTATCGGAGATAGAAGCGATGTTGCAGTTGTCTATTGGATGCCGCTGCCTGCGCCGCCGAAGGAGGACGACAGAAATGATTGATACCGGAGATCTCACTATGTACTGCCATTGGGATAAGGGCTTGGTCTGCAAGAAGGAGTTTTACTGCGATACCTGCGAACACCAGCCCGCCGCCGATGATAAGGAAAACGGCAAGGCTGAGCCGGTACATATTCGCTGGGCTGAGGATTATTGGAGCGGCAGATATCCCGAATGCCCCTCCTGCGGGAATATGCCGTACAGCTTGGAGCGGTGTGTCTTCTGCGGTCAAAGGTTTCTGCCCGACGCGCTTACGGAGGAATGGAGCAAGCCGCCGGAGGAAGTTCGCATGGACTGCCCCTCCTGCGGAGGAAAGAGCACGATGGTCGGGGCAAGGGCGCGCAGCAACGGACACTTTCACGGTCAATGTACAGTCTGTGGTTGCGTGGTGATGGAATGAAAAGGAGCTTCTATGGAACGATTTGAAAACCTGCTCGATTTTATCAATGAGCTGAATGAGAACGGGCGTATTCAGTATGACGATTACAGCCGCCTTTTTGACTTGGTGCAGGAGTTCGCAGGAGCGGAGGAGGCAATCAACGCCGCCGCGACCGATATTGCCGCCCTGCTGTGGCTGAACGGCAACTGCGAATATTGTGAGCACGGAGAGAAAGAGGAGTTCAGCGGCGCGAACAGATGGCATTGCCGTCTCGGAAACGGCATAGACTGCCGCCCTGTGTGGCGCGGCGCTGCAACGAAGGCCTCCCCGCCGGAGATACACAAGGCAGAGCCGACTTTGCTTCGTGCAAAGCCCAGCCGTGCGGAGACTATGTTCGGGCCGAAAGAGGCCTGGGCTATCCCTGATAGAGCGGAAGCCGAGGAGACCACGCCGAAGACATACAAGGGGTTTCTGCTTATTCGGTGCGCACAATGCGGCGAGCTGCGCGGCTTTTGTGCAAAACAGCCTATCTCGTCCTATCGGTGCGCAACCTGCAACGGAGAGACGCCGCTGCACGATCTCACGTCGGCGCACATCCGCTGCAAGTGCGGAAAGCACTTCAAATACCGGACGAATTTCGAGGAGGACGTCTTCACCTACAGCTGCCTTTCCTGCGGCGCGCCGGTCGATCTGGCCTATAACAAGAAAGCTCGCGCCTATCAGACGGTGCGATGATGCTCGTCATCACCGTTCATGTGAACGCCCCGGCGGGGCAGGCCATTGGCATAAAGGAGCAGATCGCTCAGGATTTGGAGCGATACGGAGATACCCGTGTGGTGTCGGTAGAGGTAGTGCAGCCAACATACCGGCAAATGCAGATTGGAGAGACTGTCAGCCGACAGGGTGGCAAGAGGAAGTAAGAACAGATTGGGGTGAGCTATTACGACGCTTTCGGAATTGAATCAGCATTTTGAGCTGATAGAGAAACTGGCAAGGGCAAGGGAGATGCTACAGTCCTTGCGTGACGCGGCTTGCCCCGGCGCGGCTGCCCTCACAGGTATGCCGCATACTCCCGGCATAAAGGATAAGGTCGGCGACCTCGCAGCTGAGATTGTGGATATGGATGCGCGTGTCGGCTTTCTGGAGGAAGAGGTCAAGGCCAGCGAGGGGCAGATCATGCCGTTCATTCAAGGCATCGACGATGACCAGACGCGCCTGATCTTCCGGCTGCGCTTCCTGAGAGGGCTCGCATGGAAAGAGGTCGCAGCGGTCATAGGAGGCCGCAATTCGGAGGATTCGGTAAAGATGGTGTGTTACCGCTACCTCGGTAGTTAAAAGCTGTTCTTCGCTGTTGCAACTCGTTTCTTGATATTCCCCGCACCATGTATTAGGATTAGACTCGTAAAATCCTACATAAGCCAGGCGGCCATCCCTCGCGGGGTGGCCGTCATTCGTTTGGGAAGGAGGTTGAGGCCTGCGCGTTACTCCTTGCGCGCCGGTCATGCGCCGGGTCCGATGTTCGCCAGCAGAGGGCAGCGGTGACATCATAAAAGGAGATTTCCAAAATGTTCGGAATTGTCATTCTGGCCGTCTATGCGGTGCTGATGATCGGCGTCACGCTGATGTTCACCCGAAAGACGACCGACGCAGAGGGCTTCCATGTGGCGGACCGGCGCATCGGCTCGGTGATTGCCGCCATGAGCATCGCCGCCACTTGGATTTGGGCTCCCTCACTGTTCACTTCCTCGGAGATGGCCTATACGCGCGGCATCCCGGGGATGTTCTGGTTTACGGTACCGAATGTGCTGTGCCTGATCCTGTTTATCCCCTTTGCAAAAAGGATCCGGGCGCAGTACCCGGAGGGCATCACCTTGACCGGCTACATGGCGGAGCGCTATCACTCCGGCAAGGTCAAGGGCGTCTACTCCTTCCAGCTCGGCGCGCTGGCCGTTCTTTCAACGGCGGTGCAGCTGCTCGCCGGGGGAAAGACGCTGGCCCTCATTACGGGGCTGCCATTCTGGAGCATGACGCTCGCCCTGGCAGCTATCGCATATTCCTACTCCCGCTTCTCCGGGCTGAAAGCCTCCATCATCACCGATGTCGTCCAGCTGGGCATTATTCTCATGGGTGGCGCTCTGCTGGTCGTTCTGAGCCTTCGCATGACCGGCGGCTTTGACACGGTACGGGCAGGGCTCGGTGCTGTCTCCGGAGAATATACTTCGCTCACCTCCTCCACGGGCATTGAGGTCCTGCTGGGCTATGGTCTGCCGATGGCTGTCGGTCTGATCTCCGGCCCGTTCGGGGATCAGTGCTTCTGGCAACGAGCTTTCGCAATCAGGCGCGACCGCATCGGCAGATCGTTTTTTGCCGGTGCGCTTTTGTTTGCGCTCGTTCCGATCTGCATGGGAACGGTGGGCTTCCTTGCCGCAGGCTCCGGCTTTGCGGCCAGCGACACCGGCATGGTCAACTTTGAATTCGTTTCCTCGCTGCTTCCGACATGGGTGCTGGTCCCGTTCTTGTTTATGATTATCTCCGGCCTGCTCTCCACGGTGGATAGCAACCTTTGCGCGGCAGCGTCGCTCACGACAGACTGGCTCGGCATTGGGAAGGACACGGTGCAGACTTCGCGCCGCACCATGCTTTGCCTGCTGATCGTGGCTATCGCCATCGCCAACATTCCCGGCCTGACGGTGACATACCTGTTCCTGTTCTACGGAACGCTCCGCGCTTCGACGCTGCTGCCGACGGTCATGACGCTGCTCGGTAAGAAACTGACGGGCAAGGGCGTTTTTGCCGGTGTGCTGACCGCGCTGTGTGTCGGGCTTCCGATCTTCGCCTACGGCAATCTCGCCGGCATTCCGGCTGTGAAAGCGGCAGGCAGTCTGACGACCGTCCTGTCCAGCGGTCTTGTCGCTGTTATCGCCTCGAGAAAGGCGGTGAGAGCATGAGCCTCGGAAGGAAGCAGAGGATCGACAACAGTGCATGGCTGGAAGCCGTTGCAACTATCGAAGAAGCCGTTTCCCGCGCAGAGCTGGACGAACTTACTGCCGCGACCGTGGCGGACATCAAGGCCGTGACGGCTGGGAAGTGTGCTGCCTACGCATGGAGCGCTGGTAAGGACAGCATTGTCCTTGGCAAACTCTGTGAAGCGGCCGGCGTCACCGATAGCATGATCGGCGTGTGCGACCTGGAATACCCCGCCTTTGCCGCATGGATCGAGAAGCATAAGCCGGCAGGCTGCGAAGTCATCAACACGCATCAGGATATCGACTGGCTGGTGAAGCATCAAGAGATGCTTTTCCCCAAGGACTCCGCCGCGGCCGGACGATGGTTTTCTATCGTGCAGCACCGAGCGCAGCGTGAATACTTCAAGGCGCACGAGCTGGACGTCATCATTCTTGGCCGCCGCCGTGCGGACGGCAATTATGTCGGTCGCAACAGCAATATCTATACCGATGGCAAAGGTGTTACGCGATTCAGCCCGCTCGCTGCGTGGAAGCATGAGCACATCCTTGCCTATATTCACTACCATCAGCTCCCGCTTCCGCCGATCTACGGCTGGAAGAACGGATATCTGTGCGGCACTCACCCGTGGCCCGCCCGCCAATGGACGGGCAGCATCGAGAACGGCTGGCGTGAGGTCTACGATATCGACCCCGGCATCGTCCTTGCGGCAGCTGAAAAGATCGACAGTGCTCGCGCCTTCTTGAAGGGGGTGCAGGCATGAAGGTCATAAAGAAGCCTCTGACCGAGCTGCGGCGACCGGATCGGAATGTCCGAATGCACACCGACAAGCAGCTGAAGGAGTTCCGACGCTCTGTCGAAATGTTCGGCCAGATCCGCCCCATCGTGGTCGACGAGGACGGCGTTATTCTCGCCGGCAACGGCTTGTATGAAACGCTGCTGTCCCTCGGCCGCACAGAGGCGGACTGCTATGTCGTGTCCGGACTGACTGAGGCGGAGAAGAAAAAGCTCATGCTGGCTGATAACCGCGTCTTTGACCTGGGCGTTGACGATCTGGCCGCGCTGGACGCTTTTATCCTTGAGCTGAAAGACGACCTGGACATTCCCGGCTACGAAGAGGATCTTCTCCGTGCGATGGTGATGGAGGCTGACGAAGCCAGCGACGCCCTGCTTGAGTACGGCACCATTGAGCCGGAGCAGGCTGCGGCCATCACCGAGACGCGCGAGAAATACGCCGCCCGGGAAGAAGCTGCTGCGGCGCAGGCTGAGGAAGTCGCACCCGCACAGAGCGGCACGGCGTCTTCCACCGAGCCCGCTAAGAGGTTTATCCTCTGCCCGAAATGTGGTGAGCGGATATGGCTGTAAAGCGCATCAGCTCAGACATCGACGTTGTGACTGCGGCGCGCCAGCGGATCAAGAACGTATTTTCCAACGGCGTCCCCGTATACCTCTCGTTTTCCGGCGGCAAGGACAGCATCGTTCTTGCCGACCTGACCTATAAGCTGATCCAGGCTGGAGAGATCAATCCCTCGCAGTTGACCGTCCTTTTCGTGGACGAGGAGGCAATCTTCGATTCCATTGAAGCAACGACCAAGGCGTGGCGGAAGAAGTTCCTGCTTGCCGGTGCCAAGTTTCAATGGTGGTGCATCGAGGTCAAGCATTTCAGCTGTCTCAATGAGCTGTCCAGCGATGAAACCTTCGTCTGCTGGGATCGACGCAAGCGCGATGCTTGGGTGCGGCAGCCGCCGCCCTTTGCCATCCGCAATCACCCGCAGCTCCGGCCAAGGATCGACAACTATCAATCCTTCCTGCCTCGCGTGACGATGGACGGCATCATGATCACCGGCGTCCGCGCGGCAGAGTCCATTCAGCGGCTCCAATACATGGCGGCACTGAATATGGGCGCAAAGGGCATCACCGGCACGAACACCATCTATCCCATCTACGACTGGAAGACGGCGGACGTCTGGCTGTACCTGCGAGACCAGCGCATCGAAGTCCCCGAGGTCTACCTGCAGATGTATCAGGTCGGCGTCAATCGGAATCAGCTGCGCGTGTCGCAGTTCTTCTCCGTTGATACCGTACCCGTGCTGGTACACCTGGGCGAATATGACCCATCTCTCATGGAGCGCGTCCTTCGGCGCGAGCCGAATGCCTACCTTGCCATGCTGTACTGGGACAGCGAAATGTTCCACCGCACCACAAGGAAGCGCCGGGAGCTGGAGGGCGAGGACACCAAGGACTACCGTGCGCTCCTGAAGGAGATGCTGTTCGTCCGCCCGGGAGACTTCTTCAATACGGAGCATAAGCGCAAGATCGCCAAGCAGTACCGCAAGATGTTCATTCAGATGGACGGAATGGCGCGGCCGCGCGACTACAAGAAAATGTACGGCGGTCTGACTGCTGGAGATCCCAAGCTCCGCACCCTGCGCGCCATCTATCAGGACATATCCTGCGCCTACGCCGATTACGCCAAGCGCTTCCGGAAGGGAGGTGAGGCAAATGGCTGACGCGGATCTGTTCGCCCCGTTATCCTCCCTGCAATGGGTAGACCGGGAGCAGCTCAAGCCCAATGACTACAACCCCAACAAGGTCAACCGTGAAAATCTGAAACTGCTGGTGCAATCGATCATGACCAATGGCTGGACGCTTCCCATCGTCGTGCGTCCCGACTACACCATCATCGACGGCTTTCACCGCTGGACCGTGGCCGGAGAGGAGCCGCTGCACACCATGCTCAAAGGCAAGGTGCCGGTGGTGATCGTGCGGCATGATGACGCGACCGAGGATATTTACGGCACCGTCACACACAACCGTGCTCGTGGTACACATCTGCTTGAGCCGATGAAAGCCATCGTAAAGCGGCTGCTGGACGAGGGCAAGTCCGTTCAGGAGATCGGCAAACAGCTCGGAATGAAACCTGAAGAAGTATTCCGGCTCTCTGATTTCTCGCGTGATGACTTCCTCGGCATGATGACCAAGGGCGTTAAGGGGTATAGCCATGCGGAATTGCTGACGAAGTTATAACACAATACCACAGCCAGGCGCATACATCGCACGAGAGCGGCGTATCTGCGTCTGGCTGTGTTGTTCCCTCCCCCTCTCGGCATCGTCGCGCTGAGGGCGGGGAAATGCGTTGCAACAGGCGACGACGGCAAAAGGTACTGTGACGACCCCCGCCCCACACGCCGCGGGCTCGCCGACCCCGAAAAAAGCGTAGTTACCAAGGCAAAAATCAGGCATTTCGTTACGCACCAGCCGATGCTTTTGGTGCCAATCGAGGCACCTGTGGCGGTATCTGCCGTAATTTCCCCTGCTTTATCTGCTCTTCTCCGCGAGAATGTGGAGGGGGTTTCGATAAAGGCCTCCTATGAAGATAAGACCACAGCGCGGGATAATGGTCTCGCCGCCTCCGGGCGGTGCTCCAGTGCAATTCTGGTGAGTCCCGCTCCATCGCCGAAGAAAGGAGTTTGCTATATGGCTGGACAAAGTGAGAAGATTACCGACGAGACTGAGGTCAGCACAACAGAGCTGGCAACGGTGCTGGGCGTGTCTGCCCGGCGCGTGCAGCAGATGGCGCAGGACGGCACCGTGCCGACCTGCCGCAAGGGTTTCTTCCGGCTGGCCGATTCCGTCCAGCGATATATCAAGTTCCTGTCTGATGGTCCGATGGACGAGGAGGACAAGAAGCTGGAGAAGGCCCGCCGCGTGGCGGAGACGACGATGAAAGCGTCCAAGGCCACCATCGCCAAGCTGGAGGCCGAGGAGCTGAAAGGCACTATGCACCGCGCGGAGGACGTTGCCGCGCTGACGGAGGATCTTGTCTACACCATTCGCGGCGCGCTCAATGCGCTGCCGGGGCGGCTGGCCGTCGATGTAGCGGCTGTGTCCACGCCCGCTGAGGCATCCGAGGTCATCCGCAAAGAGGTCAGCAAGGTCATGCGGGAGCTGGCCGGGTATCACTACGACCCAAAGAAATACGAGGAGCGCGTGAGGGAACGGCGCGACTGGTCGGAGCGTGACAGCGATGACGAGTAGGCTCGCAGCCGTCCGGCTGAACAAGGTCATTGCCAAGGCAATGGCCGGAATGCTTCCACCGGACGACCTGACCGTGACCGAATGGGCGGAGCAAAACCGCCGCCTGTCGGCCGAGAGTGCTGCCGAACCAGGCCCCTGGCGTACCGAGCGCACCCCTTACCTCCGCGAGCCGATGAACGCATGGACAGACCCGAAGGTGCGGCACATCGTCATGGTGGCCGCATCCCAGGTCGGCAAGTCCGAATTTCTCAATAACTGCATCGGCTATGTGATCGACCAGGACCCTGGCTCGATCCTGTTTGTCCACCCTACCACCATTGACGCAAAGGAGTATTCCAAGCTCCGCATCGCGCCGATGATCCGCGATTGCCCCACGCTGCGTAAGAAGGTCAGCGATCCAAAGAGCCGCGACAGCGGCAATACCATTCTGCAAAAGACCTATCCTGGTGGCATCCTCACGATGTGCGGCTCCACCGAGGCCCACGCGCTGGCGTCAAAGCCCATTCGCTATGTGCTGGGCGACGAGCGCGACCGCTGGGCGCTGTCCGCCGGTAACGAGGGCGACCCGTGGGATCTGGCGATGGCGCGGCAGACAACATTCTACAACGCGAAAAGCGGTGAGGTGTCCACGCCCACCGTCAAAAACGCCAGCGCCATTGAAGCCGCCTACGCGACCGGCACGATGGAGCGGTGGAAATCCCGCTGCCCTCATTGCGGCGAGTATCACGAGATCCAATGGGCGGACATCCGCTTTGAGCACGACGAGATCATCGTCGCAGGGAAAAAGACCTACAAGGTCCGCAGCGTCTGCTATGCCTGTCCCGGCTGCGGCTGCATCTCCACCGAGGCGGAAATGAAGCGCGCCCCGGCAAGATGGGAGGCGGACAACCCCGCCGCCTATGAGCAGGGCACGCGCTCGTTCTGGCTGAACGCCTTTGTCAGCCAGTGGGCGAGCTGGGAATCCATCATTCTGAAATACCTGAACGCCATCGGCAGCACCCGCAAGATGCAGGTCGTCTACAACACCTGCTTCGGCGAGCTGTGGGAGGATCGCGGCGACCTGGAGGACGAGGACAGTCTGATGGCGCGCCGGGAGGAATACCCCGCCGAGCTGCCGGAGGGCGTGCTTGTTCTGACGGCCGGCGTCGATACACAGGACGACCGCATGGAATACGAGATCGTCGGCCACGGCCACTTTGGAGAAACCTGGGGCATTGAGAAGGGCATCGTCATGGGGCGGCCCGATGATGATGCCGTATGGGCGCAGCTGGACGAGCTGGTATTTGACCGCGTTCTGCGCTTCGAGAACGGCGTGGGACTGAAAATGTCAATGTCCTTTGTGGACGAGGGCGGACACTTCACACAGGAGGTCCGCATGCAATGCCGGGCGCGACTTGGCAAAAAGGTGTTCTGCATTAAGGGCATGCCCGGCAGCGATAAGCCCTACACCGCGCCGCCGAAAAAGCAGAAGATCATCATCAAGCAGACGACGGTCGGCACTTGCTGGCAGTACCAGATCGGTGTTGATTCCGGCAAAGAGGTCATCATGGACAACCTGCGCGTACAGACGCCGGGAGCGAAATACTGCCACTTCCCCAAGCGGGATGACTACGGCTCCGGCTATTTTACGGGGCTGCTCTCCGAGGTCAAGGTCTACGACCCCAACAAAAAGCAGCCGTGGCAGTGGAAGAAGATCCCCGGCCACGAGCGCAACGAGGCGCTGGACTGCCGCAACTATGCGCTGGCGGCGTTCAAGGCGCTGCCTAAGAACCTGGACGAGATAGACAGGCGGCTAAAGGAGGCGGGCGGCAAACGCGCTCCCACCCCAGTTGCAACGCCTGTCACGCCGCCTCCCGCCGCCAGGCAGAGACCGAAGCGCAGGAGCGGTAAGAAATACTACGATGATTGGTGAGGTGTCCGATATGGATAAAGTTGAACTGCGGGCGCGGCTGGACTTCTGGCAGAGCGCCCTTTCCAAACTGCGCGCCGCGTATCTGGCCCTTGTGGACGGCGGCGTGAAAAGCTATGTCATCGACGACCGGGAGCTGACGCGCTTCGACCTGCCTGATCTGAAGGACGAGATCGAGGACGCGGAGAAGAAGGTCGACGAACTGCTCGCGGAGCTGAACGGCCGCAAGCCAAGAAAGGCTTTCGGCATCGTTCCCCGCGACTGGTGACCTTTTTCGTGGGGCCACGAAAATGATACCGGCAAAGCGCCCGAAAGGGCTTTTTGCACAGGCAGCCTGGCGGAGTTTGCTCCTTTCGCCGCCGGGCCGCCTGTTTTTATTTCCGAAAACGGGAGGCGATAAGCATTGAGCAATAAGAAAAACCGCCGCCGCGCAGCAGCGCCGCAGGCGAAGGGGTACAGCGAGGCCGGGGCCAGCTTGACGCGGCGGGCGCTCAAGGGATTTGTTCCGGACAGCGGCGCTCCCAATGAGGACATCAACCGCAACAACGCCACCCTGCGGCAGAGAGCGCGAATGCTTTATATGGCCGCTCCTGTGGCAACGGCGGCAATCAATACCAACCGCACCAAGGTCATCGGAACGGGGCTGACGCTCAAAGCATCTGTAGACCGCGAGGTGCTGGGCATCTCTCCGGAGGCGGCGAAGAAGTGGCAGCACGCGGCGGAGATGGAATTCCGGCTGTGGGCCGGGAAAAAGCAGAACTGCGACGCGCTGGGGCTGAACAATTTTGAGAGCTTGCAGCAGCTTGCCCTGAAATCGTGGCTGCTCAGCGGCGACGTGTTCGCGCTGGTCAAGCGATACCCGGCAACGCCCCTCAATCCCTATTCCCTGCGGCTCCACATCGTAGAAGCCGACCGCGCCTGCACGCCCAGCGAGTACGGCGGCGGCGTCACCATCGGCGGCTACGTGGAGGGCAAGATCCCAGAGGGAAAACCCGGCGCGGGCCACAAGGTCTATGACGGCGTGGAGGTGGACGGCAACGGCCGCGTGGTCGCCTATCATATCAGCAATACCTACCCGCACCAGATCACCAGCGAGCCGCAGAAGTGGCAGCGCGTGGAGGCCTACGGCGCCAAGACCGGCCTGCCGAACATTCTCCACATCATGGACAGCGAGCGCCCGGACCAGTACCGCGGTGTTCCGTACCTGGCGCAGGTCATCGAGCCGCTGCTCCAGCTCCGGCGCTATACGGAATCCGAACTGATGGCAGCGTTGGTGCAGAGCTTCTTCACCGCGTGGATCGAAACGGAGACCGACCCCTCCGATACACCGTTCAACGAAGTCGGTGCCGGGGATATTGCCGGTGTTCCCGCTGAGGTCAACGCGGACGGCGGGCCGCTGGCGAACAATATCTCCGAGGACGACAACGAGTACGAGATGGGGCCGGGTACGGTGACGCACCTCGCCCCCGGAGAAAAAGTCAAATTTGGCAACCCGAACATTCCAACGGCGGGCTTTGAGACCTTCGTCAAGACGCTGTGCAAGCTGATCGGCTCGGCGCTGGAGCTGCCCTACGACGTGCTGATTAAGGAATTCAACAGCTCCTATTCCGCAAGCCGCGGCGCGTTGCTGGAGGCGTGGGAGGCATTCAAGATGCGCCGGAAGTGGTTTGTGGATGACTTCTGCCAGCCGGTCTACGAGATGTTTCTGGCCGAAGCGGTCGCTCTGGGGCGCATCAATGCCCCCGGCTTTTTCACAGACCCCCTCGTGCGGGAGGCATGGTGCGGAGCACGCTGGATTGGCCCCGTACAGGGCAGCCTTGACCCCAAGAAGGAGGCAGAAGCAGCCCTCATGCTGATCGACAACGCCATCAAGACCCACGAGCAGGTCAGCCGCGAAATGAGCGGCGGCGACTGGGAGGAGAACGTGGAGCAGCTGCAGCGTGAAAACGAGCTGCTGGCACAGGCAGGAGGCAACAAAGTCACCGTTGTATCGGCATCGCCGAAAGAAGGTGACGGCAATGGTGACTAATCTGGAGCACCTGCAGAGTCTGAATGCGCGGCGCATGGCGCTCGCCATCTGGAACTACGCAAGCGACTACTGTGCCTACTGCCCGAAGAACATGGAGCGCCGCTGCAACGAAAACTGCCGTGCAGGAATCCGCGAGTGGCTGAACAGTCCCTACATTCCGTCAAGCGATATTTGGAAAGAGAGGTAATGCGCATGAGCATTCCGGTAAAGAGAGCTGGGCGAAAGTCTCCCGCCGTCAGCATCTCGAAAAAGGTCTATACGATGGCCACGGTGGACGGCAGCGATGCCGAGATCACCATGTACGGAGACATCTACGAGGAGCAGCCCACAAACTGGTGGGGCGAGCCCATCGAAGGGCAGTACATCCTGCTCTCCGAGTTTTTGGAGGATCTCAAGCAAATCTCCAGCTGCGCATCCATCACCATCCGCATGAACAGCTACGGCGGCGACGCCGGAGCGTCCAACATGATCCACAACCGCCTGCGGGAGCTGGCGCGGAACGGCACGAAACTCACCTGCATCGTGGACGGCGTGGCCATGAGCGGCGGCAGTCTTATCATGTGCGCCTGCGATACGGTCAGGGTCAATCCCTCCAGCCTCATCATGATTCACAAATGCTGGACCTTCCTGTGGGGTGGCTACAACGCCGACGAGCTGCGAGAACAGGCCACCCAGCAGGATGCGTGGGACAAGATGCAGATGGAGGTCTACACGCGCAAGACCGGGCTGTCGACCACGGTGATTTCCCACTTGATGGCGGACACGACCTATATGACCGGCCGCGAGGCCATCGACAAGGGCTTTGCAGACGAGCTGATCGAGGATGCGGAGCCGACCAGCATCGCCGCCAGCGCGGACGGACGCAGCCTGTTCGTGAACGGACGGCAGATGCACCTTGCCCCCGGCATGTTTGCGCCGGACAACATTCCCACGGTCACACCCGAGGCCTCCGCCCCGGTTGAGACAGATAAAAACAAGCCGGAAGTCACCGGCGATGAAGGAGGAATTTCCATGACTAAGGAAGAGCTCCGGGCAAAGTACCCGGACGAGATCGCCCAGGTGGAGGCCGACGCCCGTGCTTCCGTCGATCACACCGAGGCGGTCAACGCCGCGATCCAGGCCGAGCGTGCGCGTATGCAGGAGATCGACGAGATTTCCGGTCTGCTCGACGCGACGGCCGTGCAGCAGGCCAAGTACGGCGACAAGCCCTGCTCTGCTGCCGACCTGCTGATGGCAGCGGCCAAGACCGCCGCCAAGCAGGGTAAGAAGTTTCTGGCCGATCTGAAAGATGACGGCGAGGAATCCGGCGCCGAGGGCGTTCCTGCCGCTCCCGCCCCTGCGGATGAAACCCCCGAGGACGAAGGCGGCAAGGAGAACGACACCCCCGAGGCGCGCATGACCAATGCCCGCAGCATGGTCGCTGACCTGCTGGGCAAGAAGAAGGAGGGCTAAGAACATGATCAATCTGAGCGAAAAGATCGGCGAGATGACCTTTGACGGTCTGATCACCGACATTAAGCCCGCACCCGAAGTGCGCGGCGGCATCATCCGCAAGCTGACCGCTGCGGCCACCCTCAAGCGTGGCACCATCCTGGCCAAGTCCTCCGGCACGGCCGGCGATGGCAAGCTGGTAGTGCTGGGTACCTCGGCTGCCAGCAACGAAACGCTGACCCCCGATTGCATTCTGTGTGATGACATCGAGGTCGGCACCGCTGCCGACGAGAAGGTAGCTGTCTACACCGCCGGCTGCTTCGACATCGGCAAGGTGACTGTTGCGGCCAGCTACACCATCACCGAGGGTGATAAGGACAACCTGCGTATGCGCGGCATCGTCTTCAAGGCTGCCGCTGCTGCCAACTAAGGAGGGAATCAACAATGGCTGCTGAACTGAATTTCTTTGACACTTATGTGCTGATGGCGATCACCGAGGAGATCGTTCCTCAGCAGACCTTTTTCAAGGATCGCTACTTCCCCACCGGGGAGGGCGACATCTTTGCCTGCGACAAGGTGCTGACCGAGTACCGCAAGGGCGACCGCAAGATGGCGGCGTTCGTCTCCGCCCGCGCCGGCGATATTCCTATGGATCGCCGCGGCTACGAGATCCACGAGTATCAGCCCGCATTCATCGCGCCGTCCCGCCTGCTGACTCTGGACGAACTGCGTAAGCGCGGCTTTGGCGAGGCCATCTATGCCAACAGCACTCCCGCTCAGCGCGCGGCACGTCTGCAGCTGGGCGACCTGACCGACATGGACCGCCGCGTCGTGCGCCGCGAGGAGTGGATGTGCGCGCAGACCATGATCAACAACGCCTGCACCATGCAGACTTACATCGACGACAAGACCGAGGGTGAAATCCTGTATGTCAAGTTCTTCGACGATGCCAGCGACCACACCTACACCGTCAGCACCAAGTGGAACGCCACCGGCGGCGACTTCTTCGGCGACGTCAAGGCGATGTGCCGCAAGCTGTCCAAGCGCGGCCTGCGCGCGGTTGACCTGGTGCTCGGCTCCGACGTAGCCGACGCGATCCTCGACATGGAGAAGGTGCAGAAGCTGCTCGACCGCAACAGCGGTATCATCATCGGCACCATCGACCAGGAACTCAGCCGCTACGACGGCGTTGTCTATATGGGTACGCTTAATTTCGGCGGTTTCAAGCTGAACCTGATCTCCGTAGACGAGACCTACATCGACGACAGCGGTGCGGAGCAGAAGTATTTCCCCGCGACCTCCGCTATGGTCACCGCCCCCGGCTGCGGCCACATGATGTACGGCCAGATCACCCAGATCGACTATGGCTCCACCGAGTTTGCCTCCCATGCTGCGGCCCGCGTTCCGAAGTTCTCTCTGAATCAGGACGCCGACCAGCGCAAGCTGCGCCTGGGCGCTCGTCCCCTGGCCGCTCCTCACAACTACTGCCCGTACATTTACGCGGCGGATGTCGTGTCCTGAGCTGGCGCAGAAAGGAGACTGCCATGACGAAAATCGAGATCATCTGCGGCACCTACGGCTATAGGCCGGAAGGCTCGAAGCACCCCATCCCCATCGACCGCGGCGGCACCTGCGAAGTCTCCGAGGAGGAAGCGCAGCGCCTTTTCGCCCTGCGCGTTGCCCGCCCCGCCGTGGAAACGCCCGCTCCCGCCGTTGCAACGCCCACTGCGGGCGAGGACAGCGGCGGGGCTGGCGCTGACCCATCTAACAGTGGCGAGGGCGCAGAGGGCGCAGAGGGCGCGGAAAGCGCCCATCTTGACCCCGAGCAGCTCAAAACGCTGACCAACGCCAAACTCACGGAGCTGGCCAAGGAGATGGGTATCGACACCGCTAAGCTCAAGACCAAGGCGCAGCTGATCGCCGCCATTACGGATGTTCCGCTGGAGGACGCGATCGCTGAGGACGACGACGGCGTGGACGACGGCGAAGCGCCCCCTGTGCTGACGCCGGAGGCGCCTGTGGTATGAGCAGCTTCAAGGATATGGTCGCCCGCGACAACTTCGGCGTGTTCCTCAACTGCGACGAGTTCGCGGAAAAGCGCACCGTCAAGTACGACGGGGCGACCTACGAGGATATTCCCATCGTCCTCTCCGGCCTGAAGGAGAAGGATCGCCGCCAGCTGATGAGCGACCATGCCCAGGGGCTTTACATCGTTTCCTCCGTTCTCCACTGCGCCCTGTCCGATCTCGGCGGGGTGCAGCCGGAGCGGGGGCAGCGTATCAGGATCAACGACCAGGAGGGCGGCGGGGGCTTCTTCCGGGAGTTCTATGTCGCGTCCTCGGTCTGTGAGATGGGCATGCTCCGCGTGGAATTGGAGGCGGTGGACGAATGAGCTTTATCCGCGTCAACGAGGTCGGCGGCGACAGCCTGGAGCGCGTGAACAAGCTGCTGCACAATATCCCCGGCGGCGTTTACAAAGCGGCTTTCTCCGCGTTGAGGCGCGCCGGAGATACAGCCAAGACCCGCGCCGGACAGTTCGCCGCCGCCGAGTACACCATCAACAAGGGTGAATTCATGCGGAGAGTTCACTCCAAGACCCACATCACAGGCGGTGCGGGAGGCGTGATGGGTATGAGCATCAGTTTCTCCGGCACCGTGCTCCCGCTGCTGACCTTCAACACCACATACAGCCGGGACGGCACCGTGCAGACACAGGTAAAGCGCAACGGCGGAGCTGCGACGCTTCAACACGCATTCGTGGCCCGCATTTTCGGCCCGACTGCCGTTTTCGAGCGTGTCGGCTCGCCGCGCTTTCCTGTGGAGCAGAAGTTTGGTCCGTCTACCGGACACATGATGCGGAACGAAGAAGTCATCGAGAAGATGGACGAAACGATCCGCGACACCTACGAAAAGCGCGTTGAGCATGAAATCCTGCGCGTACTGAACGGATGGGGAGGCTGATTTATGACGAGAATTATTCTGCTGGAACGCCTGCGGGACTTCACAAAGGAGGCCACCGCCGACCTGATCATGCCGACCAGAATGCAGAAGGGAGACACGGAGCAGGGCTACCGCCCGGCCGACGTCTACCTGACGCGCCTGCCTGACGGAACTTCCGCCACCAAGAAAGCCCCCTATGTGCTGCACCAGATCATCACCGGCATGGATCAGCAGCCGCAGGGACAGCGCGTGACCTCCAGCGCAAAGGTGCGCTCCATCTGCTGCGTCTATAACGATGACGAGCAGGAGGGCGGATTGATGCTGCTGAACCTCATGGAGCGCATCCGCGTGGCGCTGCTGCGGCAGGTCGTCATCGGAGAGCAGTTCACCCTTGATCTGGAAGCAGGGCTTGAGGTGCTGGTCTATCCCGATGACACCGCCCCCTATTTCGTGGGAGAAATGATCTCCACATGGATACTTCCCCCCGTGGAAAGAGAGGTTAACTTATGAGCGAAAAAATCATCGACACGGCGGAGCAGACCGCCGAAGCCGCGCCCAAGACGGCAAAGAAAAAGCCTGCCGCGCCGAAGAAGGTCGCCGACACCGGCGGCTTCTGCGTCTATCTCGGTCCGACCATGATGGGCGTAATCCAGCGCGGCACCATCTATCGCGGCGGCCGGAAGGAAGTCCTTGACGCCCTCGCCCCTGTGATCGCACAGTACCCGCTGATCGCGTCGCTGGTGGTGAGCGACGAAACGCTTCCCACCGACCGTATCAAAGTCAAAACGCCCGGCAACCTGCTGTATGTGAATTATCACAAGCTGGCCAAGGGCATGAAGTAAGGAGGAATTTTCAATGAACCACGGCGTATATGTTTCTCAGCTGGCAACCAGCGTCAGTACCCCTGTCGTGGCGGAGTCCGGCATTCCCTTCGTAGTCGGCCTGGCTCCTGTTCAGGTGGCAGACAAGCCTGCCGCCGCCGGCACTCCCGTCCTTTGCACCAGCTGGGCCGAGGCTGTGGAGAAGCTGGGTTATTCCGATGACTGGGCTACCTACACGCTCTGCGAATTCATGTATTCGCACTTCAAACTGTTCGCCTGCCAGCCTGTCATCTTCTGCAACGTCCTCGACATCAGCACCGCAAAGGAAGCGTCTGCTGCCTCTGACATGGCGGTGACGAATCACGAGGTACTGCTGCCTGTCGAAGCCATCAATGATTCTGCGCTGGTCGTTAAGGCGGCTGGCGGCACCGGCGCAGCCTATGTGTCCGGCACCGACTACAACGCCTATTACAGCGGTGAGCATCTGGTGGTAGAGCTGCTGTCCACCGGCAGCGCCTATTCCGCTGAGCAGGTAAACATCGCCTACAACAAGGTCAAGGCGTCCGTCGTTACCACCTCCGACATCGCCTCTGCGATGGAAAATGTGGAGCTGTGCCTGACCCTGCTGGGTGTTGTTCCTGACCTGCTGTGCGCCCCCGGCTATTCCCAGCAGTCCACCGTAGCCGCCGCGATGACCGCCAAGGCCGGCAATATCAACGGCCTGTTCCGTGCCAAGGCGCTGATCGACATCGACTGCGGCGCTTCCGGCGCACGCTCCTATTCCGACGTCCTCACCAAGAAGAACGCCGCCAATATCTCCGACGAGGACGAGATCGCCCTCTGGCCCATGCTGAAGCTGGGCGAGTACAAGTTCCACATGTCCACCCAGCTCGCCGGCCTGATGGCGCAGATCGACACCGACAACGGCGGCTGCCCCTACGAGTCCCCGTCCAACAAGGGGCTGCAGTGCGACGGCCTCTGCCTGGAGGACGGCACCGAGGTCAACCTGACGCTGGCGCAGGCCAACTATCTCAACGGCATCGGCGTGGACACGGCGCTGAACTTCATGAGCGGCTGGGTGGCATGGGGTAACTATACCGCCTGCTATCCCTCCAACACCGACGTCAAGGATTATTTTATCCCCGTCAGCCGTATGTTCGGCTGGGTCGGCAACTCCCTCGTCAAGACCTTCTGGAGCAAGCTGGACAAGCCCATGAACCGCCGCCTGATCGACACCGTTCTCGACACCGCCAACATCTGGCTCAACGGTCTGGTGGGCATGGGCTACCTCCTGGGCGCTCGCGTGGAGATGCTGGAGAGCGAAAACCCGCTGACCAACCTCATGGCCGGCATTATCAAGCTCCATGTCTACATGACGCCGCCCTCTCCCGCTCAGGAGATCGACTTCGTGCTAGAGTATGACGCCAGCTATGTCACCAGCGCCCTGCAGGGCTAAAAGGAGGTTTGAATCATGGATCAGAGCATTATCAATTTCAAGGTCTACGAAGACTCTGTTGAGTATGTCGGTATGGCTCAGGCAACCCTTCCTGACCTGACCGCGCTGACGCAGTCCATCTCCGGCGCCGGCATTGCCGGCAATGTCGAGTCGGTCATTCTCGGCCACTTCGACGCGATGACGCTGGGCCTCAACTTCCGCACCGTCACCGACCAGAGCGTGAAGCTCTCCGAACCCCGCCGCCACACCATCGACCTGCGCGTTGCACAGCAGGACGAGGACGTTGTGGCCGGCAAGGTGGTCGTGCGCGCCGTCAAGCACATTCTTGTGGTCATCCCCAAGAGCGACAAGGGCGGCTCCGTTGCCCCTGCAGCGCCCTCCAACGGCTCCGGCGAGTACGCTGTCCGCTACTGGGCGACCTACATCGACGGCAAGAAGGTGCGCGAGGTCGACCAGCTGAATTTCATCTGCTATGTCAACGGCACCGATTACCTGGCCGACGTCCGTAAGGCGCTCGGCATGTAAGAACACGAACAACGCCCGGGGCGGGAGATCCGCTCCGGGCATCTTTTTGAGATTTGAAAGGAGTTTTTATCATGGCTGATACCAACAAGACTTTTGTCCCCGCTGATGCTTTCTCTACCGTTGACCATGACGAGTATGCGGCGGCTGAGGCACAGGCCAAGAAGAGCGAGGGCAACTACACTCTCAAGCTGAAAAAGCCTTTCACCTATGAGGGGCAGACCTTCGACGAGCTGAACTTTGACTTTGAGGGACTGACCGGTGATGATGCCCTCGCCATCGAGGACGAGCTTCAGGCCATCGGTAAGCCTACCATCTCGCCTACCTTCTCCGGACAGTTCCTTGTGCGCATGGCGGCGCGAGCCTGCACCAACACCATTGTTGATGCCAGCGGCCACCCCCGGCGCATCGGCGATGACGCCCTGCGCGCTCTGCCGATTTTCGAGTTTAACCGCGTCAGAGGCAAGGCCCGCTCTTTTTTGCTGGCATCGGAGCTGTAACCGGCGACGGCGGCGTTTGGCTCCGCAGGCAATGCCTTACC